TGATTATCAACCTGGAGATCTTTTTGTTTCCGGTGATTATGATCAAGCCACGAACCGATTCGATCCGAGTTGGTCTTGTGCTGTCATCGATAGAATAGGGCATTATTTCGACCCTTATGTCGTTGATTACGCGAAACGTTCTATGTTTCCGATCTTGCATATCGGTGATAAGGAGTATAAAATAATAAATGGCCAAATGATGGGCCATCTTCTTAGTTTTCCGATATTGTGTGTAATTAACTTAACGTTGTATTTCTGTTCGTATCCTAATTTATTAGGACCGAGGGCTCCCGTTACAATTAACGGTGATGATATCGCTTTTAGATCTAGCGATGAGCCTCTTGAGTGGAAACACAATGTACAAAGCGCCGGCTTGCGTTTAAGTGATGGAAAAAATAAAGTTGATTCAACTTATATTTTATTAAATTCTCGTGTAATCGATAGATTATCAAAACGAGTTATTTCACCAACGCAGCTACAAATCCTCTCTCCTACTTTTGATATTTATAAAACTCCGCAAGTAGTCAATGGTCATCCTGTTTTAGTGACTCATCGATCTACAGTTGCAAAATCTAGTAGGAGATCTGAGGTAGAATCCATCTTGACTGGGAAGAATTTGTCTCAGTCTTTACGCTATATATCAATGTATACTAAATATAATAAGCTTGATTATGATAATAGCGATACGCCTCATCTTTTATATTTGGAGGCATATGGTGGATTTGGCGCAAAAGGCCTCTCATATGATCTTGATAGTCCTCAACTGTGGCCGACCTCTTCAGATCTAGGAAGAGTGTCAATGATTTTGAATCATTTAATTCGTATCCCTAAGGGAAAGCCGAATCCACGATTATTGAAGTTGAGACAGTCAGGTCTTACAAAGGAAGAAGCAAAAGAGCGACTTCACCTTTGGCAATACTGGGACAGAAGGTTTAAACCTGGTCCTGACGTAAGAAGATCATATTTTTCGTCGTTGTCGAAGGTATTTAACTGGAGATATTTTGGTGGAACTTTAGTCCACGATTATCAAGCGGGCTTAAATAAACCGCCTGATCAATCCTTCCAGCTGGCTCTGAAAGATGAGCTCATACCCCTTGATTCCAAGCATCGTTGCAACATAAATAATTTGGCAAGTGCTTGGGACATCAGTTATAATATGGCTGAATCATTTTATGATAGCCATCTCGTTGATGTCGAACCGATCGCCTTGAAAGAGAAGCGATACTCTGCAATTCCTTGGAATTACGAGAATCCAGTACCGTATTATGGCTTGGATCGGAGTCAGGTCGACGAAGAGGACGCGATAAGGATCTGTGATTCGCTTAAGATGCGTGATCACATTCGTCTTTTTGAGGGACTGTAAATCGATTAAATTCGAAGTCCTTTAAGCAATATTCAAAAAGATTTCCCGCGAGGATCCTCTGACTGGG